GCTCCAGTCAATTGGCTGTAACCAGATGAGGGGTCATTTACAAATTTATTTATTGCCCCCTCAATTGTTTCTAGTGTAGCTTTATAACTAGGGGATTCCTTGTCTCCAGCTATCGACTTCATTAGGTCATCCCAATTCTCATTACCCCCTCCGCGTCCTTGGCGTAGATTCTCATAGATTTGCAGAGCGTGTGGTCCATACTTATCCTTATCCACCTTCTCTGTCAGGGGCGTTAGTCCTAGATTGGATGCTGCTTTATTATATTTTCTCTCTAAAGCACTTACTTCATCCTTCCATGCACCGCCATCGTCCCATTCTTTAGTATCGGGATTCCATTTCGCATCATCGGGCCTGTGTTCATGACGCGCAATTATCTGTTTGGATATTTGATCCAGTTGGTCTCCTTGGGTTTTTATGAGTTCTCTTTGCGTATCACTTGTTGCTTTATCGAGAGCCAATCTAACCTGCCTCATAGTTTCCATATTAAACATTTTTATCTGTCTAGCTGATTCCATCCCAAACTGTCTGACATAAAGGTTCATCTCACCTTCTCTAGTCTCCTTGGCACGCTCAAACCAGATTCTTTCTTCGTCTTCAAGTCTCTTTGCATATCTTTCATCTGCCCTTGCTTCTGTGGCTATCTGTCTAAGGTCTGCTCTTTCTTCAGCTTCTTTCCGCATTGCCTCAGTATAGGCTCTTCCTTCCTGCCTAGATGCCTCTTGAAACATTAACCCGCCTATGTCTCTTTGCGCATCAACACCTTCGGCTAATCCCAGCAACCCTTTTGAAATATTAACCATTAAGCCATCTCCGTTTCCGTAATCTCTTCTCCCATAGGAATACCCATCTTAGTCAACTCTTCCTCTTGTGGGTACTGCCCTCGAATTGCATTCGCAGCCAGTTTCATGGGGCCAGCTGGATCAATCTGCTCATCACCCATGTCCACATATTTCTCAGCTGCGTACATCAAAGATTCTCCCTGAGCCTCTTGATCACTTCTGTCATCTTGCTTTTTGTAGATTCCTTCCTTTTCAGCAACATTGTATAACTCGTTAACCACTTCCGCCCCAATTGCGTATAGAAGGTCTCTGTTGATTGAGTTTCCACCTTCGTCAGAGGCCGTCACTTCTCTATTAACCATGCGCCCAGCCATTTCCCCAATGGCTTTTGGAAGCGTCTCTTCGCTTGCTTGTAATCTCTCAGCAATCTCTTCATAACCTTCATCCCATATGAAATCCTTAATGGCTCCAAGAGCCATATCAATCTGGGAATTTTCTTCCTTTGTAGGTTCAGCCAGATGATCCTCTACTTCAGGTTCCACAGGAACCGACTCTGTATTAAGGAATGCTCCGGAAGATTCATCCGGAACGGTTCTTCCTTCAGGAATTTTCTGCCCTCTTGCTACGGGCTTCTCAGTCATGATAGCCATCAGGCAATGCTCCTTTGTCGATTAGAATCAAAAGTCTGTGGTGATCCTTTCGTGATTAGCCCTTGCTTACTTCCAGTAAATGTTTTTTGAGGTCTGGGTCCATACTGACCAGCCTTTTGGCGACCAAAGGTAGGCTGGCCTATTGTTTGCTGTTGGATATAAGGAGAGGGAGTGGTTCCTTGAGTTGGAAGACTTGCCATTGTTTGGGACTGCATCAAATTAGGTGATGTATATAAATCCTGCCCTTGCATAGCCGGATGCTGTGAAATCCAATCCGGATTTGCCTCTTTAAATGCTTTTTGCTCGTCGGTCATTGGTTTGCCATAAGCATATTTCATTGAAAGCAGACTTTTCTCATGCTCCATCTGCTTTTTTTCCGAATCATCAAAAAACCCAGCAACCATTTTTAATCCACCGGAAAGCATGTTCATTTTGGTCATGTACATAAGCGCATCTCCAGTAGTCATTCCACCAGCTATTGAACTAGCAAGCCTTGGAATTACAGTACCAGCAGCAGTCATAGCGTTGGTTGTTGACATAGCAACGGCTGCGGGTGTGGCTCCCCTAGCAGCTTGAGTAGAGCCAATCATGGCAGCTTTTGCTCCAGTACTCATAACATTACCGGCTGCAGCAGCTTGAGCGCCAACCCCTGCAGCTTGTGTTCCCATACCTGCAACTTGGGGAACACCGCCTGTCTGTGGCATAAAGAAATTCTTAACTCCGGCGGTCATCTTTCCAAGACCCGTCATAAAATTACTAGGGGCTAAAGACCCGATCCCTGTTACCCCATTAATAGAAGCGCCATAAAACGCAACCCCAGCATAAACTGCTGCAGCTATTATCAATGCGGGGCCGATCTTTTTTACTATCTTCTTTATGCCCTTCCCGATTTTCTTAAAAACTTTTCCAATAGATTTTACTACGCTTCCCATGTATCACTCCTGTGGCAAAATAAAATTGTCTCCAATTTTTACAGCCCCCATTCTTTCATAAAGTTTTCTTGTTCTGTCTGGATCACCTATGCCAGAACTTATTCCTAACATGATCTCACCAACACCACGATTCTCTTTAGACCATGATATAAATCTTCTCATCATCTTGGCTCCCCATCCAGTCCCAGCATCCGTCACATAGAAAAACAAATCAGTGGCTTGCTTCTTTTTTGAATACCAAAGCTGGTGCGTCACACCAATAAACGCCCCTTCTATTTTTCCATCCAATTCTAAAACCAAAACAAAATGCTCCGGGGATAGAACGCAAACCTGTAAATTATTTCTTAAGGTCTTTGGGTCTATCGGTACTGAATCTGAAAGGGACTTTTTGTGCGCATCCTTGGCAACTTGCATTATCCCAGAGACATCCTTGAACTCTGCTTTTCTAATCATTAATTAAGTTGGTTTAGGCCATCCTCCAGCACCCTTAAGAAGATCAAGCATTCTTTTCCAAGCGTCCTGATCAGCCCCTTCAGTCGTAGCCATTGTTGTTACCCAGTCACCATACTTAGACCAAAGGTCAGCAGCTATTTTCTGCTGTTGAAGGGTCATTTCCTGCGACCCAATCAACGTCTGTATGTCTATACCTTGCTGACCCAGCAATTCTTGAAGAGCAGTTCTCTGCTCACCAGAAAGAGTTTGGAGGGCAATACGACCTTGCTGAGTTAATTTCTCCATATCAGTCATTTGCGTACCTTTAAGAGTCTGCAGTCCTATATTTTGACTTCCGACTAATCCTTGTAGGGCGAAATTTATTTGCCCCTGAAGCTGAGTAAGCATCTTATTATAAGCATATTCATTTGCTTGCATTTTTTGTTTATTTGTCCAATCCTTATTGTAATAAAGATTAGTCATTAAATTTTCAATTTCTGTTTTGGCAATCGGCATAGCAACAGACAGAACAGCATTCATAACTGATTCATGAGCAAGAGTACTATTCACTATCCCTCTCCTTTGCATATTCTGCAAGGCTTTTGTAGTGGCTGCTTTAAATAAAGGGCTATCCTTATTTATAATTTCCCCTAACTTATTGGTTAAATCCATTTCACTAGTAAGGGTAGCCATATCCGGTGTTTGAACAGCGGCACTACTCACTGTACTTCCACCTCCGCCTGTGCCTGTGCCTGTGCCTGTGCCTGTGCCTCCACCAGATGCGGTTGTCGATGTACTAGTACGAGGGTCTACGAATGGCTCAGTAGAATATATTGATTCACCGGGTGCTGCTGCTGCTGGGTTTTCCTTAAGAGCAGCATTTTTGAATCCGGCAAGACGCGCTCGTCTATTTGCATCAATTTCCTGATCGACAGCGCTCGTAAATCCAGCATCAATAGATCGTTGGTTTGCATCCCTTTCATAAGCAGCAGCATCTCCTACAAATCCGGGTGCTTCCATTCTTTTGTTTGCATCAACTTCCTTAGCAACACCTATTGCTTCAATTTCAGCTGCAGTTAATTGCATATCCTATGCTCCCTTTTTCATGATCTTATCTTCTAACCCCTCTAGCCGAATAGTCCACAATACCACCCTGAAGAGTTATTGGCTTATCGTAAATTGAACTGTTGCTGATAATTAATCCCATGTTTGTTCCTATCCCATTTATCCGGACTCGTTCTGAAGCTACCACTGTAACTCCTGTTGAACTATTACTTATATCTGCTTCTGTCCATTGATCCGCGTTTACCGTAACACTGTAGGAACTAGATATAGGAGATGTTTTAGGAGTAAATGTTCCACCAAAATCATAAGTTGGTATAACCGTTAACGTGGTATCTGTATCAGCATTTATTTCCAATCCCAATTCCCTAAACCTCTTTCTTGTTCCGGGAGAGTTATAATGATAATAAGCTGTTCTTATAAATGAGCTTACAGTTCCTCCGTCAAAACTTGTTCCAGAATCTAGTCTCCTCACATAACCATCATCGAATCCGGCATATAAAACCTCAAATCCATTAGAGTCTTCTGCTGAAATAATACAACTAATCTGATGATCTAAAGTAAAGGGCATAAAACCTTGGTTTCTCTTATTTATAAATGTCATTTCAACACCAGTCTTATCATCAAAATAAAGACGATATTGATTTTTCCCCCTGACCCTTAAAGAATCTACAGCATTATCTTTCTTGCCTTGTATGTAAGGGTCTATTTTGTCTGAAGCAACGGATGATTGAAAATCACCAAAATATTGAACAGTAAAAATAGATGAAATTCCTCGATCATCCAAGAAGAATGTTTGATCCATTTTTTGAAGAGTATAGGGAATAGCACCAGCGCCCGCATGAAACTTCCTTAATTCCCAATCTGCAGAAGATGTCCCATAAAGCATGTAAGCATCATTTCTAGTGAAAATAGACATTACATTATTAACTTCATTAGAAAATCCACTAACGTCATCTCCGATGCCAAGTTCTGCAGCACCCGTAACTGCACTCCATTTGTTCGGAGCAGCTATACTGGAATGTTGAATAGAACCATTTGCAAACGAAAAGAATAAATGTTTTTGATGAGTGGCTATATGCTGAGGTACATTCGTTTCCATACCAGTCTGGATTTTTATAAACGTAGTTCCATCAAATGAGAATCCAGCATCTACAGTATTAACACCATACAAAGTAATACCTGTTGTTTGTCCCCTAAAGTTATAAACGGAAAATTCGTATTTACCTCCAGCGCTAAGAGTTTGGGCGTATGTGGTTCCAGAAACTTTTGCAATAACAACCTCAGTGGGTTCTGCTGCACCATTCACTAATGCCCTCTTAATCCCGCTTACTTGTATTTCTTCACTATTGGTCCAAGTGCCACTATTATTTTTTACAGAAATATAACCAGCAGCGTCACCACCTGCTAAGGTTCCACTGCTTATTGTCACGCTAGTAACAGTGGCTGTCTTTCCGGAAGTACCACCAACTATAGAATCGCCTTCGCTAATTTCTATAGAGCCTGTATCAAATGCTAATAAAGGCATTTTCAAATCTTCATTATCTTGGAATGTGCCGGTTATATTGGTTAGCACCATAACTCCAGCAGCTCCGGTAGACCATAACCCATGATACGAAATGCCCATTAAATCTCCTTCGGCATTACTCGTCCCACCTTTTAAGGTCGTTGCTGTACCTATAGAACCGGGAACAGGTTCTCCAGCTGTAACAGTACCATCAAAATTTAATGCAGTTCCAAGGTCAACCTCGTCCCAGCCCGTAGATGTAGATTTATACATTCCTGCCGTAGCACCACCACTCTTATTTCTAAAGGCATAAACATCACCATTAAAAACAGCAACTCCTAATACACTTCCCTCACAGGGACTGTCTATTGTTCCAACAGCAGAAATATTGCTTCTCTGGTCTTCTATAGCTGTTCTTGCTTCAGTAGCGATAGTACCTGCTACATAAGTATTTCTTAATACTGGAGGACCGTCAGAAATGGCGGTTGCAAGAACCCCCATTATCCAATCCTAAAGACTGATAACTGACCATAGTGCATCTGGAAATTCTCAGACCCTGCGTCCCCGTGTTTGACTTGCGCTAACAAATCCGTATAAGTGGTATGACCCGTGGTATCAATTATGCCAGAAGCAGACACCATGTTATCTAAGGTTGCGGCTACTCTTTGAACCGCACAATCGTAACCCGGATATACCACAGAGCCACCAGTATCTTGTGTTGCAATTCTGAATGTCCATATTACAGTGTCCGTTCCAGTCTGTGCGAAACTAATACCCAGATTGACCATGAAGAATCCTTTGTCGTATATCCTGATCCTATCATTAGCAAAATCAGCATCAGTTCCTACAGTCGTTGAAGATACAGTTCCAGTATCATCCACTGCATTTGCCCCTGTACTTCCTGCATTCCAATCTATTGTCGTAGTCGTAGCAGTTGATATTGCCTGACTGGCTGGTGTTCCCGCTTTAGCACATATAGTCGCGTAACCACCCATACCTGATTCTGTAAACTGCCTTACCATCTGAGCGGTGATAGCCCCAGTAGTATTGTCGGCAAAGCTAGTTCCTGTTAAAACTGATCTTTCTTTTCTTAACGCTGTTGGTGTCCCCATTATCCATACTCCACATTGAATGCGCTACCAAAAGCGCTGTCTTTATTTAAAAAATACATTGTCTCCCCATCTTGAAGTGTTCCACTTACCACAGTAAAATACACATACCCTTCTGCATCAGAAGTCGAAAAAGTGCCAGTGGCATCATCTCCAGTTATATCCTCAAGACCAACATTTAATACTGATCCGATAGCGCCACTTGTTGCACCCTTCACTAAATCCCCTATTGAGGGAACCTGCATATCAAATGCAACCCCAAAAGCACTGTCAAATACAGAATCTATAGCAGTTCCTACCGTGAAAGGAATCCTATAAAAGGTTATCTGAGAAGGTAATGTTTGCCCATCAAACCTCTCATATCCGTCAATTCTTCTGTATCGACCGCGAATATCAATCTCAAAATTATTCGCAGCTACTAACTGCCCCGGCTCTAATGAAAGAGAGGGGTCAACCATATTTACTCCGCCCTCAAAAGCAAAGTAAGTAGATTTTAACCCACTTGGTATAAATTCCGCATTTTTGAGTTTTGTCATTCTGGACGCACCACAAAATTATACAAATCTTGCGCGGAAGAAAATTTCCTATTCTTTTGGCTTGGTAATTGATCCGCCTCTAAAGAATTTAACAAATCTTCAAATTCCGCTACCGAACCAGCCATAATTTCTGGAGCATCCTCATTCTCTGCATAATAAATTTTTGCTCTAGCAATAATTATTTTATGAAACCTAGATGGAATAGCAGATGTATTAGAGTTTGCTGTAGTTTCACCAGATAAGATATCACTCATTACAACTGGGGTTCTCCAATACTCAGCAGACACTGTTGTCGCTGCATTTGGAGTGGGGTATAAATCCAAATCTCCATTAGGTTTTGTAGAATAAACTTCTGGAACATCAGAATCAATCGTCCCATATTTGTACATTTCCCGATACTCATTCCAAGGCATGTAATCTAAAATCTGATAACTCTCAGAGGTCTTATCCCAAACAAGTGAATCTAATTTCCAATTCCCTAAAGGACCAATAGTAGATGTCCCCGGAAATCCAGTATTGCCAGATGAAAGAGTGGATGTTCCACTAATAGCAGTGATAGATGCCTCGGACCATAGGAAGTCCCAGTCAAACCACCTGCTCTGAATATCCTGATCAGCTTGATTTATGTAACGGACAACAGAGGTTTCCTCTTCAGACAAATCTGTAGTAGTTGTAGTAGACGGACCTGTTCCGGGAATACCTACATCCCGCGCCATATTTTGGCATAAAACTAAAAACGTACTCATCTAAGATTATCCAAAATAGCTCTCGCTACATTTTCTGGTTTAATATGTACAGCACACATAGCCCCTCCAGTTTCTTCATCTCTATTACAGGTGTCAAATCCATAATGCATCTTATGGCATGGGAAACAAAAATTTTCATATACATCTGGTTCCAACGTCGTCGTGTTTTTCCAATGCTTTGAAAGATTCTCTTCAGAAGAGTGCGAAAGCATTACCACTTTATGGCAATCAAGAGTAGAGGCAGCATTAAGAACCCCTGTCTCTGGACCAACCACCGCATCGCACTGATCTAAGAATGCCAGCGTTTTTCTAATAGACCATTTTCCAGATTTAGTTATAACTCTTGGTTCGTTTTCCCACCCAGCCTCAAGAAGCTGACATAACTCATCTCCAATAGTAACGAAAGAAATATCTGGCCTATTTATAAAAACTTGAGAAATAACTGTATCTGTCCACGGATACATCTTGTGAATAGATGATCCAGCTAACGCCCAAAGAACAATTTTATTTGGACCCATTTTTTTTCTAGCTTTCTTTGCCCACTGCTTCTCCTTTTTAGTTGGATAAAACTTTGGACGAAACTTATACGGAAGAGGGTTCGGTTTTATAAATGAGTCCCCCACAAGAAATGGAACACTGCCTAGATCATGAGTTCTTTCCATGTAATTTACATTACATTCTTCATGAATCTTTTCTTTGCTCCATACATACTTAGGACTTGCGGGTACTAATTTTTGTTCCCCATCAATCATCTCTGTTCTGGCGGGAGTAATAAGAAGAGAACCTTCTATAGATTCACATAATTGCACAAAATGGTGAAAACATTTAGCAATCCTTTCCCAGTATAGAGTTAAGCAATTATTAGGAACCTGATCTGTCTGTTGTAAAAGTATCTCATCAAGGTTTGGGTCGCTTTTTATAACATCATAACCGCGCTCACTTACATTTAAGCATACCTTATACCCCTGCTCTTTAAACAAGGGGAAAAGAGAAGACACTTGAATCATATCTCCGAAACCACCGTAGCGAACAATGCATACAGTTTTCTCGGAGCGCCTACCCCCTACATCCTGTGGGGTTAATTCGTCCCATTCCTTGGACGGTAGGGTAATTAACTTCACTCTATTATAATAGACCTTTTTTAATTTTAGCGTCCAGCGTCTTTTTAAGAAAAGCCTTCGACTTTTTTCCTGATTTCATATGTTTCGCAAACCACTTTTTTTGATCAGCGGTATACTTTGGACCAGCTTTTATTACTCTAGGAGCGGGTTTGTTACCTGAGATATCCGTTCCACCACCTTGTTTAACAGTGCGTTGAGTTACTTTCTTACCGGGGCTTGGGCGAGTCGCATCAGCACCCTTCTTAGAAATATACTTTTCTACGTTAGCTTTGCCCTTCTTGCCACCTTTCTTGGCTGCTGCTTTATAAGCTTTCTTCCATTTTTCATTAGTCTTAAGACTCTTAATATAAGCAAGCTGATCTTTATGGTATTGAGAACCTGTTTTTCCAAATCCAGCCCAGTCTTTCATAGTTTGACTCGGTAGGTTCTTACCACCGCCCATCTTCCAAGCCATCCTAGCCTGCGCTCGACGCTGCATTTCCTGTCGGATTCTCCGTTTTTGTTCGGTTGTTAATCCTAAAGCCATTTAATTTTCTCCTAAAATTCAAGATTCCAAGAGCCGACCATATTGCCCTCGACATTAACCATATTATTAGAACGCTTCTGCGCTCTCATAAATTCTTCAGTTCTTTCATCTGACATTTCTGCCATTGTGTAGTATCCGCGTCCGGCTGCGGTAGAGTGACCATACGATTCTTTC